ATTTGATAGGGCACCATTGCAATATAGAACTTACAGAGGATAATGTAGACAATATTAACATATCACTTAATCCAGACAATATTGAGATTATATGCAGTAAGTGTCACAACAAAGAGCATAGAAGGTTTGGTAATAAGCAGAATGTCTATATAATATATGGCAGTCCATTATCCGGAAAGCATACATTGGTAGCAGAGCTTATGCAGTATGGGGATATAGTACTTGATATAGATGCATTATATCAAGCTATCACATTACAACCTGAATACATTAAACCAAAGAACATACGATTTAATGTGTTTAAACTTAGAGATAGCTTATTAGACCAAATCAAAACAAGATATGGACAGTGGTATGATGCTTACATTATAGGTGGATATCCTGATAAGTATGATAGGGAAAGGGTAGCAAAGGAATTGGGAGCGGAGTTAATCTATTGCGATAGTACTATGCAAGAATGTATTGATAGATTAGAGAAGAGCGATAAGCCAAGAGCGTGGAAAGAATATATAGAAGATTGGTGGGATAAGTATGAGTGAAAATAAAGAGCTTTATAAGTGTGATCCAAACAAGAATACACAGTGTAGTAAGAGCGGATGCATGTACAATAAGAATTCAAAACATAGGGACTGCAAGTTAACAACAAATAAAGAGTTCTCCACAGATGGAATATTGCTTTCAGAAGAACAATTGTTATCAGAAAGACTACAGAAGGCCCCCCGGACCACAACAAAATAAAATTTTGTGCTTTACTGACATGGGTTAGATAGAGAACACACACTAAAAATTTGACTTTTTCAATCAGATTTTTTGAAAATTGATAAAAGAGAGGTGATGTTGTGAAAGAGTCTGAGTTATTGATTGAGATTGGAAGGCTTAAAAAAGACTTTGATGGGGCTGACGAAAATAAAATTAATGCACTTGAGGCACTGATTGAACAAGCAGCATATGAAAGAATTTACTTAAAAAGATTGAATGAACAGGCTTTGATAAGCGGTTTAGTAAAGATTCATCCTGATAATCCATGTATTCAGCAATCATTACCTATAAGCGGTGAAATATCTAAGCACTCAGCTGCATTAACCAACATTACTGATAAATTAATGAAATATCTATCAACTGAAAAAGATGATGGAGATGATGGGTTAGACGATTATGAATAAAAGCCATTTATTAGCAGATAAATATGGATTAAGCAAATTAAAAGAGAAATATCCTGGTTCATTCCTTTGGGATTACACAGATAAATGCTTAAGTGGTGAAATAATTGTTGGTAAGGAGCTAAAAGCTCAATTAAGAATACTTGTAGACGATATGGATAATTTGAAATTTAAATTTGAAACTACAGAAGCACATAAAAGAATAAATTTCATAGAAAGAGAATGCAAACATAGCATTTCACCATTTGCCGGAGATCCTTTTATATTGGAGCTCTGGCAAAAAGCATTTTTAGAAGCTAAATATGGATTCTATATGTTTATAGAGAACAAATGGCTTAGAAGATTTACCAAAACATTACTCTTGATTGGTAGGAAGAATGGAAAAACAACTTTATGTGCTGCAGATGCATTGAGCGAATTCTTTTGTGGAAATATTGGTACTAATATTATTTGTGCATCAAATGATTATGAACAAGCTGGACTTATATTTGATGAAATAAATAATATGCGTGAAGAAAGCCATAAATTAGTTAAGGTTAGCCGTAAAAATATAAAAGGAATATTTATGGGTAATCAAAGACAAAAAAATAAAAAAGGAAAGTTTAGCGCACAGAATAAAGCTAAGATTAAAAAGTTATCTGCTAAGACTGGAGCTAAAGAAGGAAAGAATATTGATAAGGCCATTATAGATGAGGTCCATGAAATGAAAGATAATAGCCTTGTAGCTCCAATAATTCAGTCAACATCTACAAAAGATGAAGCCATGGTTGATGAAATCACAACAGAAGGATTTACACAAGATGGATATTTAGATGGAGAGTTAAAAGAAGCTAGGCAATTACTAAAAGGAGAATTAAATAGACCAAGATGGCTTGTTTGGTTATATACACAAGATAGTGAATCCGAAGTATGGCAAGATCGTAATAGCTGGGTTAAAAGTAATCCAAACTTAGGAGTATCTAAGAAGTGGCATTACATGGATGATTTAGTGGAAGAAGCTAAAACCAATAGTGCAACCAGAGCGTTTATGTTAGCTAAAGATTTTAACTTTAAACAATCGAATGCACAAGCATGGATGCAACAACATCAAATATTAAATACTGAAACCTTTGATATTAAAGATTTTATCGGAGGTTTTTACATATCTGGGAATGATTTTGCAGAAACCACAGATCTTTGTGCTTCAAAAATACTTTTAAAGAAGCCAAACGATAGAAAAACATATCTTCATTCACATTACTGGATACCTGAAAGCAAGTTAGTTAATGCACCAGATGATGTTGATTATAGAGAGTGGGAAAAACAAGGATATATAACAATTGTTCCTGGTAATTCTGTAGAGAGCTCAATGATTGCAGATTGGCACTATCAATTGTTAATAGAATATGACTTAAAACCTTTTAAAAGTGGATATGATAATCGATTTGCAAAGGATTTTGTTAATAGATATGAGGAAATATTTGGGGATAAGATAGCAGAAAATATTCCACAAGATTTTAAGGTGCTAAATAATCCTATGAGAACATTAGAAGCTGATTTAAGAGATAAATTAGTAGTTTATAACAATAATCCAATTGATTTTTGGTGCTTTTGTAATACCGGGATTAAGGTTGATACAATGGGAAGAATTATACCAGCAAAAATGCACGCAGATAAAAAGATAGATGGAACTGCAGCAACTGTTGATGCTTACGCAACGTTAGAATGGCATAGGTCAGAATTTATGGGACTAATAGCATAGAGAGGAAGTGAAAAAAGTGAATTTCAATTTTTTAAAGAATGTATTTAAAGGTGGAACAACAGATCAATATAGCACATGGTTAACAAACTCTCAGCCAATATTTACTAGCTTTGGTAAAAATATATACTTATCAGATTTTGTAAATAATGCAATAGATAGAGTTGCAAGTGAAATAAGCAAAATAGATATAAAAAGTATTGTTCAATATGGAGATTCATTAAAAATTCAAAATGATGATATTACAAGACTATTTAGATTCAAGCCTAATCCATTGCAAACTACAAGCGATTTTTTATCTAATGTCGAATGGCTTAGAAGAAAAAATAGAAATGCTTTTATCTATCCTCAATATGACCTTTTAATATTACCTAATGGAAACACAGTAAAAAAATATACTGCTATGTATCCATTAAATCCTCAAAGTGTTTATATAGGAATTAACGATGGCCAAGTATGGGAAATAAAGTTAGACTTTGAGGATGGAACAACATACACATTGCCATATAGTGATTTGATTCATTTAAAATGGAGAAGAGGGATGAATACTATAGTAGGTGGTGGAGATGATAACGGATTAGCTAATGATTATGACATTGTACGAACGATTGATGCATTAGATAAGACGATTCAAGGACTTCCTAAGAGTATTGAAGCTAGTTTACAAATAAAAGGTGTTTATGCTGCTAAAACATTAGCAGATGCAAAAAAACTAAACGATATTAGAGATGATTTTGAAGGACATATAACAACTAGCAAAAGCGGAATGATAGCAACTGATTTGGCTGGGGAATTTACACCTGTCAGAATAACGGCTCCTGAAATATCTGATTCAGCATTAAAATTCTTAAAATCAGTTATACAAGAACGCTATGGAATATCTGCAGCAATCCTTTCAGGTGATTATACAGGAGAACAACACAGTGCATTTTACCAAACAGCAATAGAGGATTTTATAAATCAATTTGAACAAGAAAGTACCGCTTGCATGTTCTCACAAAGAGAACAGGACGTAGGACATTCGATTAGAGGATATTACAGTAAAATAAATTATATGGCAACTAAGGATAAAATGGAGCTTGCAAACCTTGCAAAAGAAACAGGAATACTTACTTTAAATGGAATTAATGAAATGTTTGGAGTAGAACCATTCGAAGGTGGGGATAGAAGAATTCAAAGCCTTAACTATGCAAACATAAATGAAATAGATGCATACCAAAAAAGTAAAGCAGGAGTAAAGGAGGATAACAATGTCTAAGAAAAATGAATACGAACAACGTGTACTTGAATTTAGAGCAATAGAAAATGAAGAAGGAAAAATGATCATAGAAGGATATGCAATCACATATGATCAGCCAGCAACACATCAATATGGCGATAGAAAATTTACTGAGGTTATCAGAAGAAGCGCATTAGATAGCACAGATATGAAAGATGTACCTATGAGATACAATCATAATGATTCATGGTGCATCATGGCAAGAACGCGAAATAACAGCCTTGAATTAATAAAAGACAACGTCGGCTTGAAAATAAGAGCTGAATTAATTGATACCCAAAGCAACAAAGACATCTATAAGTCAATTCAAGAAGGATTGATTGATAAGATGTCTTTTGCATTTACTGTAGCAGTAGATGGGGATAAATGGACTATAACAGATGAAGAAAGTTATAGAGAAGTAACAAATATTGATAAGTTGTATGACGTAAGCGTAGTGGATACTCCGTTTTATGATAGTACTTCTATATATGCTCGTAGTCTTGAATTACTGGATAGTGAAAAAAGACAGCTGGATAGCTTAAATGAGATTGAAACCTTAAAACAAAAAATCATTCTGAAAGGAAACATGTAAATGAAAAACAAATTATTAAAAATGAAAACAACAAAAGAAGCAAGAAAAGCAGAAATAGTAAAATTAGCTGAGGCAACAAGTGATGTTGGAGAATTAAGAAAATTCAATGTGGAATTAACTGAAATCAACACAGAAATTAGAGATATTCAGGGAATGATTGATGCATTACCAAAAGATGCGGAACCAATTAATCCAACAGATCCAGATAACAGAACAGCAGCAGTAAACGGATTAATACCAGGGGTTGTAGCTTCAAATGCAAATTCGCAGGAACAGCGAAAAAATACAGATATTGAAGGGAAAGTAGAAAAAGTTGCAGCTGAATTAAGGAGTGGAAACGAAGTTACTATTTCAGGAGAAGTTCAGAAATATCTACAGGAGAGATCAATTTCTACAAGCAATGTTATGCTTGAAAATAAATACAAAAGAGTGGTAGCTGATAATTTTAATGAAGTATCACAGACTATTGATCTAGTTGACTCATTTGCTCTTGAAGGTGGAAATTCATACGAAGTAGCATTCCAGATAACTGATGGA